CTATGCAGAAAAGTACAAAGAAGCCGCAGAGAAAGCCGAAAAGCTCGAAAACCAACGTATCGGTGCAAGAGTTAGAAAAGATAACAGTGCCAGCACAGGCCAAGCCGCCTGAGTTTGAGGTAGAAGAAGCAATCAGAGAGATTATCTTTGAACCTAATCCAGGTCCACAGACAGATTTCTTAGCTTCTACTGAACAAGAGGTACTATACGGTGGTTCTGCAGGGGGTGGCAAGTCATACGCCATGATTGCAGACCCAGTACGTTGGTTAAACAACCCACATGCCACCATGTTGCTGGTACGTAGGAGTACAGAGGAGTTAAGAGAGCTTATATCTGTTTCCAAGCTCCTTTATCCTAAAGCAATACCTGGGATTAAGTTTATGGAACGGGATAAGACATGGGTTGCACCCTCAGGTGCTACTCTGTGGATGTCCTACCTAGATAGAGACGACGATGTGATGCGATACCAAGGTCAGGCCTTTAATTGGATTGGCTTTGACGAGTTAACGCAGTGGCCTACGCCATACCCTTGGGACTACATGCGCTCAAGGTTAAGAACTACCAAAGATTCAGGATTACCCCTCAACATGAGGGCAACAAGCAACCCAGGTGGACCTGGACACCAGTGGGTTAAGAAAACCTTTATTGATCCTGAGGTTCCTAATAAACCTTTTTGGGCTACAGACCCAGAAACAAAAGAAACTATTACTTGGCCCAAGGGTCACACTAGAGAAGGGGAACCTTTATTCAGACGTAGGTTTATACCTGCAACTTTGTTCGATAATCCATACCTAGCAGATGATGGTATGTACGAAGCTAACCTTTTGTCACTACCTGAGCACCAACGTAGACAGTTACTTGAGGGTGACTGGGACATTAACGAAGGTGCAGCCTTTCCAGAGTTTAATAGACAGATACATGTTGTTGAACCCTTTGATATACCTAGCGACTGGGCTAAGTTTCGTGCATGTGACTACGGTTATGGTTCTTACACTGGTGTTGTTTGGATTGCAGTAGCTCCTGATGAACAGTTAATTATCTACAGAGAGATGTATGTATCTAAAGTTATTGCTACTGATCTAGCAGATATGATATTAGAGGTTGAATCAGAAGAGAAAATACGGTATGGTGTGCTTGATAGTTCTTTGTGGCATAAACGTGGTGATACTGGTCCATCTCTGGCAGAACAAATGATTATGAAGGGATGCAGGTGGAGGCCAGCAGATAGATCAAGAGGCTCTCGTGTATCAGGTAAGAATGAATTACATAGAAGATTACAAGTAGATGAGTTTACAGAACAACCTAGATTAGTATTTTTTAATAGCTGTCCTAATATTATTTCTCAACTACCTGCTATACCTTTGGATAAAAAGAATCCAGAAGATGTAGATACAAATGCAGAAGACCACCTGTATGATGCTTTGAGATACGGAGTTATGACAAGACCTAGAAGTAGTTTGTTTGATTATAACCCTGCATCTAATTCAGGGTTTCAAGCAAGCGACCCAACCTTCGGTTACTAAGGAAAAACAATGGCAGAAGATGATCTTTTTGAAGATGGAATGACAATGGATTCAATAGAGTCTAATGCAATAGAAGATACAGATGAAGATAGTTACTCTGATCCAGATACAGGAACTGTTGTTGGTTTTGTAAAAGGACATTACTATAAAGCTTCTACTTATCGAGAGGCTGATGAAAGACGTTGGATACAATCATACCGTAACTACAGAGGTTTATATGGTCCAGATGTACAGTTTACTTCTACGGAAAAGTCTCGCATATTTGTTAAGGTTACTAAAACAAAAGTTCTTGCTGCTTATGGTCAGATAGTAGAAGTTCTCTTTGGCAATAACAAATTTCCAATTACAGTTGACCCTACTACTTTACCTGAAGGTGTTGCCGAGTCTGTAAACTTTGAATCTAATCCTGATATGCAAAAAGCTAAGGCAGAGTTTAGTTCAGAAGAAACTAGGCTTATGCCTGGAGAAACTGTTGTAGACTTACGTGAACGTCTTGCAGGTCTTAAGAATAAACTTGGACCAGTAGCAGATATTCTTAAAGAAGGTACAGGTAATACAGCTACAGAAGTTACTTTGCATCCTGCAATGATCTCTGCAAAGAAAATGGAAAAGAAAATCCATGATCAACTAGAGGAATCTAATGCGAACAAGCAACTACGTGTTGCTGCTTTTGAATGTGCATTGTTTGGTACAGGTGTTATGAAGGGTCCGTTTGCTGTAGATAAAGAATACCCTAAGTATGTAGAGGGTGAATACAAACCTATAATTAAAACAATGCCTCAAACTTCTTCTGTATCTATTTGGAATTTTTATCCAGATCCTGATGCAAATAATATGGATGAAGCTGAGTATGTAATTGAACGACACAAGATGTCACGTACACAATTACGTGCGCTTAAACGTAGACCTTTCTTCCGTAATAATTCTATCGACACTGCAGTTGGAATGGGTGAGTCCTATTCTAAAGAGTGGTGGGAACAGGCTATGGAAGATGACTCTTATGAAACTAAGACACAACGCTTTGAAGTATTAGAGTTCTGGGGCAATGTAGATATAGAAGTTCTTAAAGGTCATGATGTAGATATCCCAGATAACTTAAAAGATCTAGATCAAGTCTCTGTTAATATTTGGATATGTAACGGTCAAGTTCTTCGACTAGTTATGAATCCGTTTACCCCTACAAATATTCCTTACTATGCTGTACCTTACGAAGTAAGTCCTTACAGCTTATTTGGTGTGGGTATTGCAGAGAATATGGATGATACTCAAACCTTAATGAATGGCTTTATGCGTATGGCTGTTGACAATGCTGCACTGTCTGGCAACATGTTAATTGAAGTTGATGAGACTAACCTAGTTCCTGGACAAGACCTGTCTGTGTATCCTGGAAAAGTCTTTAGGCGTCAAGGGGGTGCACCAGGACAAGCTCTCTTCGGTACTAAATTTCCTAACGTATCTAATGAGAACATGCAGATGTTTGATAAGGCTCGTGTACTATCAGATGAGTCTACAGGTTTCCCTTCCTTTGCCCACGGACAAACAGGTGTAACTGGTGTAGGACGTACTGCTTCTGGTATCTCTATGCTTATGTCAGCAGCTAATGGTAGTATTCGTAATGTTGTAAAGAACGTTGATGATTATTTACTAGGTCCATTGTCTAAAGCTTTCTTTAACTTTAACATGCAGTTTGACTATGACGAAGAGATCAAAGGTGATCTTGATGTTAAGGCTCGTGGTACAGAAAGCTTGATGGCTAACGAAGTACGAAGCCAACGACTGATGTCTTTCTTACAAGTTGTACAGAATCCAGTACTAGCACCATTTGCTAAGATGGATTATATTATTCGTGAGATTGCTAAGTCTATGGATCTTGATCCAGACAAGATTGTAAACTCTATGTCTGATGCATCTATACAAGCAGAGATCTTAAAGAAGTGGAGAGAAGCTAATCCAGCCCCAGCACCACAACCTCAAGTAGGTCCAGATGGAAAACCCCTACCACCTCAGGCTGGTCCAGCAGGAGCACAGGCAGGTGATACTCAAGGCAGCGGTGGTGGTAACATAGGAACTGGTTCAGTGCCTACACCAGGAGAACCTGGGTTCACAGCTAACACTGGACAAGGTGCTGCATGAACAACCTAAAGCCTTTAGTAAATGACAAACCCCTATGGGATTCTTTTTTAGAGGAGATGGATAATAGGTTATATGATGTACATAGGATGATGGAACAAGCTTCAGATGCAGAAAGTTTATATAGGTTACAAGGACAAGCATCTGCTTTTCGTAAACTAAAACAGCTTAGGGAATACATTAATGGCTGAACCTGAAAAATCTTTTACGGACTATTTAAAAAGTTATCTTACTAACAATCCAGTGTATGGTTTAACTGGACCAAACAGTTTAGAAGAAAGACAAGAAGCTCAATTTAATTTACTTGGTGAACGACCAGAGCCTATTGAAGATCCAACAACTTCTGAAGCAATTATGCAAGCAACTAAAACTTTACCTTCTTTAGCTGCAGATGCTGTTAAAGGTACTGTAAATTTAGCTGAACAAATTAAAGAAGAGCCTACACTTATAGTTGATGCTGCTAAAGTTGCTGCAGATATTATTTGGAATCCTAACGATGTTCCTTTTATTGCTGCTTTAAAGTCACGGTTTTTAAGGGCAACAGGATCAACAGATCATGTTTTTAAAACAAACTCCGAAACAGGTATAATTGAAAATAACGTTGATGAAATTGAAGCACCTTTAAATGAATTTATATCTGCAAAAAAAGAACAGTATGGTGAAAATTGGAAACAAACTTTAGCTAATAATCCTGAATTATTTATAATGGACGCAGCTAATTTTTCTGGTGCAGGTATTGGAATAAAAACAGCACTAACTAAATTAGTGCCAAATAAAGAAACTATCTTAAAAGTAATTGATTCGATAGGCCCACAACCAGATCTAGTTCCAGCTATAGCAACTGCAGGGGGTAGCCGTACTCCAGAGAGTATGCAGACAGAAACCCTTATGCCTACAACAAGGGCTACATTTGCTGGAGCTAATGCTTTACAACCTATAACAAAAGGTCCATTTTCAAAAGCAGAAGAAATGTCTGTTAAAGGTGCAGAGCCACAACAAACTTGGAAAGAAACTGGTTGGTGGCTTGATGACGTAGATGGAAAGTGGCGATTTGAAATTGATGACAGCAA